TGCCGCTGAAATCTATTTCACTGACAGCTGATTGACCTGTAACGGTCGGGTCTATTAGATATGCTTTCATCATTACCTCCTATGATGTGTACTTTTCGATTCGCCATTCACGAACAGGGAACATTCGTTTGTCACGAATACGTTCTTCCCATTGTTCGATGATGCCTATGGCTTGTTGTCTAGTGAATATTTTCCCACCGTTTACTGAATCAGCTATCAGTGATTCAGATGTATCGTTGTGATATATTCCATAGATTCTAAAATACATATTCATTGTATTACCTCACTTGTATGAATCCAGACTGGCGCATCAGTTTCTATCTAAATGTCAGCACTCCGTCTGATGGCAACTCAACGCTGTCGTCAATGACATGAAAGTCCCAGCCAGTGAGGTCGCCACTCTCAACACACTGCTTCATGTGGTAGAGCAGAGCGTCATAAACATTTTCGCCAACCTCAAACTCATCAACGAGTTGGATATTGACTGCCTTAGTAGGCCGAGCGAATGTTCTGGATTTGATTTTGTTATGGTTGCTCATTGTTTTCTTTCCTCTCTACATAGATATGAAGCGACCACATTGGTGGCTCGTATGGGTTGTCACCGTGAACTATTATACTGCATTTATGCAACTAAACAAATCACATTATTCACGATTTACTATCTGTTAGTATCCAAACATAGCGGCAGTTAGTCTTCCAGTTATTTTGTGTTCCGTCCCAGTCGCATTCGTAGACTGTGCAGACAATCTCTTCCTTATCAAGAATACCACCAAAGTCAGTCCATACATTTAGGTCAAACATTCTGTCACCTATTTGTATGCCGTACCACAAGTCTTCGCCTTTTTCTGTTAGGTATTGTGGCAAACATGTGCTGTAGTAATAGTAAGTTAACTCCTTGCGTATATCATTAGATAACACAAGGTCAAAGCCGCTGTCATAATTGTCACTCATATCATCATCATCCTCATCAAACCAAAAGAACATGCGAATTTCAGTGCCGTGGTTTTCTGCAACAAACCAGCCTGCTTTTTCTCTTAAACCTTCTTTAGCAGGGCAGAGTGCCACCCATTGCCAGAACTCTTTTCTTGTCATTGACTTGCTCATAGTGTTCCATCCTTGTGGGATTTATATACCTCCCACGCTACACACGACCAGCTGACTATCATTAGCACCATCGATAGATAAAATACGATTCCAAATAGTGACACAATTACCTCCTATTATGATATTCACGACTAAGAACTAACCAATCAGCATCTTGGCGTTGCATTTCTTGAACAAAAGATTCTTCTTCATCTACTTTGACAGTGAAAAAAGAAATTTGCCCACGTTTATTGACCATTTCTAATGTAACCATATCCTTCTCCAAAACGGTGGGGCTGGCATTGCTTGCAGAGCATGTGGTATAGCCAGCCCCGGTGTTGTAACTTTAACAGTAGGAAGTCATTCCTAATTGTATATCTGTCTGTTTCGTCACAGTCCTTTCTTTGTCTGTTAAAAAAATGATTGAAAACGGTCGAAGTTCCTCACCGAAAGTTACGGTTTAGTCTCCTTCGGTGGGGACACAACGAGCCATAAAAAAAGGCACGCTGAGAGGGAGAAGCCCAGCGTGCCAGTGGGGAGGAAAGTGTTAAGGGGGAAGGAAGCCCAGCCCCCGAAGGGGCTGGGCAGCAGCTGCTATGCAGCTGCGTATTTGGCGCGTAACTCAGCCGCGCGTTCGTTATCAATAGATGGTTGCTGCGGCTTGCTCTTAGCTGTGAATGTGTCGCCAGTACATTCTTTGAACGCTGCTTTGTGCAGTTCTACGAACTGCTGAAGCATCTCGATCTCTACCTCGATGTTTGTGATGCGTTCATCGATGCGGTCAAGCGCAATGTCATCGTAATGCATTGCGCCTCGCACTGCGCCATACTTGGCGCAGATAGCGAGTGTGCCATCGCTCGGTGCCTCTGCGGCACCTGCGATGGTGACCGCGTCGTCAACCAGCTGGTCACGATCCTTAGTCTTTTGAGCGATAAGCCATTCGGCTTGCTCAACAGACTTGCGGATGAGATTTTGTGTGAGATAGATAGAACCTCTGTGACAGTCAGGAAAAACATTTTCGAAAGCTGTTGAGAAGTAATTATGTGAAGTAGTCTTGCTCATGAGAACCTCCTGTTTTGAGCTTGAGGGGAAGCACCCTCGGTAAGATGGGCCAATACCACACAGCAACTCAGGCTCAACCCCCAACCCGGTCGGGCGAAGCCCGAGTGGTGCGGGCAGGGGGTTGATCGGCGCATAATATAAGCGGCGTATCTTGCCTCGCATAGCAGCGAGGCGATGCGCCACATAAACGCGCCGTTGCCTAGAGTTGAGGTGTGGTATGCAGACCATCCCGAGGGTGCAAGCCTCAAGCGAGGAGGTTTGAATGACAAGACAGGCTTCACATAGAAATTACGCCGATAACAGCCGAAAATGTTTTTACTCTGTCACAGCCGTGAGTGCTTGTGTGAGAGACAGTAGTCTCTCTGCAAGTCTCACGGATCGACAGGCGAGTGTCCATATTTCGCAACACCGCCATGCCCCTGCTGGGGCTGGCGGCGAAATAACATCGCACCGCCTTGCGCCTGCCAGACTTGGCAGGCTAGGCTTAAAGTGCGATGAAATATGGACGCGGTAGCCTGTCGATGTCTTTGCTGCGGCTGCTAGCGCGAGGCCGTGCCTCGCTTGCGTCATCGCCGCGTACTGCGGCTTGCCGCGCAGGACCGCAACAAAGTGAGGACTGCTGCGGCAACATGTGTGAGATTAGCGTTGTGAGTTGACAACGAGTATTTGCATGTGGCATAAGGGGGGGGACACAGGGGGGGGTTTATGCAAAGGGTTGAAGGATGAGTAATCAGCTAGCTGTAACCGAGAAACAAGCGCGGCTTGTGGATACCCTCGTAGCAACAGGCTGTAGCATTAAGGACGCCGCGCATGAAGCCGGTTACGCTAGCGGTGAGAGTGGAAGAGTGACAGCCAGTAAGGCTTTGCGGCTGCCTCATGTGCAAGCGTATATGATGCAGAGAGTTGCAGAAACGCTCGGTCTGAATGCTACGACTGCCGCTGCGCGTCTCGTGCAGCTCGCTCAAGGGGCTAAGAGTGAGTATGTGCAGCTGGAAGCTAGCAAAGACATCCTCGACCGTGCTGGCTTCAAAGCCCCTGAGCGACACATGCACCTCCACGCTGGCGACATATCGGTAAGCATTGACCTGAGTTAGTGCGTGGTGGTGCGCATAGCGGCGTGTGGACGTGCAACCCTAGCAGCGCAATGCGCTGCGCGTGTTGCAACCCACACTGGTTATATGTGTGTGTAGCCCTGCGATCCTAGATCGCGTCGGCTACACGGAAGCTGGCGAAATATAGCGTGGCAATTCGGTTCGGCATGGTGGTGGCCCCAAAAACTAGGTGATGTCCCCCTCGACCCCGCCCTTCACTCTTGTAATTCTCCAAAAAGCACTGTAGCATATATGCAACGGAGGACATCATGATTGATTATATTTTTTGGTTGTGCGTTGAGTTGTTGAAGGATTGTGCTGCCTATCTTGGCATGACTTACCAAGAAGTTAATGTATGGCTGTTTGTGGTAATTCATCCTTTAATAACCTTGTTGTTTTTTGCTTTATGGCTCCGCATCAAGTTTGTGCGTTGAACTCTTTCAAAAGCATCTGCGATATTGCACCTAGAAAAATATTTTTTGGTGTAAGGTTCGATGCCCACATTAAATGACATGATGAAAGACTTGCCCACGCATAAGAACTTTTACTTGCGTGGTGTCTTTAATTCTTTACTTCCTGAATTTATGAATCCATTTGACAGCAGTATCAGTGAGGATAATGTTTCTGGTGAGGCATTAGAGGCATTAAGAATTGCTGTAACAAAGATACATCCCGATCTCCAAGATGGGGAGATTGCTAGTATTAATTACGAACAGATGATGGATGCATTTGGCGACACATCCATCTTTGAAAGAAATTATAATATTGAAACTGTTGGGGATGAGTTGCGTTCATCGCTTGGTCAGTTTGGTGTTACTAAAGAAAACGGTGAGTATGTTGTCTTTGACACATATGATTTTGAACCGCGTGGCGGCATTGATGCTGCCATTGAATCAATTAAAGAGTTTAAGAATACAGGAAGTCCATATCCTTTAGCCAGATATATTGGCGGCGTTCTTATGCCGGAAGGCCCCGGCGGTGAGGCGGCTGAAGATGCTTTGCGTATTCGCATACGCATACCTAATGAGCCACAAGTTGTTGACATGGACTTTGACAACGACATTGAGCCGACAGCATCTACATTTGTTTTTGAAGGGCCGATGACCAACAAGCGTAAGAAGTTGTGGGACACCTTCACTAGCATGTTCATTACCCCAGCTGAAGCTGCTGGTCTTATGTCATCAAACGATAATTTAGACCCTAGACTTACAAGGGATTTGTCTACCCTTCGTGTTTTACAGTTAAAAGGTAAAGACCCATTTCCAATGGACGGTAATGATGAATACGGAAGAATGAATGCCGCTCAAAGGGCGATAGCTGACGAAGGCTCTATATTTGATGAGTAGAAAGTTTAAAACCCCAGCATGGACACGAAAAGCCGGAAAGAACCCTCAAGGTGGTCTCAACGCTGCCGGTCGCGCATCTTACAAAGGCGGCACACTCAAAGCACCAGTGAAGTCAGGAGACAACCCGCGCCGCGCCAGCTTCCTAGCACGGATGGGAAACATGAAGGGGCCGGAAAGAGACAGCAAGGGTAGACCCACACGTTTGTTGTTATCTTTAAAAGCATGGGGTGCATCGTCCAAAGCTGATGCAAAAGCAAAAGCTAGGGCAATTAGTAAACGTAACAAAGCAAAGAAGGCGAAAGCGTAATGTGTATGAGTGATGCTATACAGACAGGCGTAGCTATGGGTATGTTTAAAAAAGCTGCTAGTATGAATAATGCTAACAATACCTCATCTGCTCCAACCACTAATAAAAAGAAAAAGAAAAAAGGCCCACCAAGGAATCTTCGTTTGAGGGGTGGTGCTGGTAATCGCAGTATGTTTGGCGATAAGGAGAATCAAAATGCCAATGGGTAAGGGAACATATGGCTCAAAGAAAGGCCGCCCACCAAAGAAGTCAATGCTAACTGCTGGGCAAAAGACACTGCCGGAAGCATTGAAGAAAAAGATTATGAAGTCTAAGAAGAATGGCAGTTAACGAAGCTGGCAACTATACAAAGCCAGGAATGCGCAAGGCTTTGTTCAATCGCATAAAGGCTGGCGGCAAAGGCGGCAAGCCGGGTCAGTGGTCTGCTCGTAAGGCGCAGATGTTGGCTAAAGCATATAAAGCTAAAGGTGGTGGATACACTTCATGAAACCTCCACAGAAATCATTAAGAGCATGGACAAGGCAGAAGTGGCGCACCAAGTCGGGCAAGCCATCAACGCAAGGCTCTAAAGCTACTGGTGAACGGTATCTGCCTTCAGCTGCTATTAAAGCTATGAGTGCTAGCCAGTACGCAGCAAGCAGCAAAAAGAAACGTGAAGACACAAAGAAGGGCAAACAGTTTTCAAGTCAGCCAAAGGCTGCAAGACGCATAGCTAAAAGGTTTAGATAATGCTTGCTGAACTCGCAGCTGCTAATGCGGCGTTTGCTGTTATCAAGACAGCCATCCAGAATGGACGCGAGTTAGCATCTGTCGGCAGCGAGATAAGTAAGTTTGTCCACTCACAAGAAACCCTCCGTCAAAAGCAATTAAAGAAAAAGTCGTCTATGTTTGGCGATGACTTCCAAGAGTTTATGGCTCTTGAGGAGTTAAAAAAGAAAGAAGCTGATCTTAGGTCTTATATGCAGTTGTATGGTAGGCCGGGATTGTATCAGGACTGGATTGAGTTTCAACGCAAGGCTAGGGTCGAGCGTCAGCAGCAACAGCTTGAAGCACATCGTAAGCAACAACAACTTATAGATAGTATTATTATTGGCTCTGGCGTTGTGGCAATTATACTGCTAATAATGTTTATTGGCTTTTTCATTGTGGAAGCAATATGAGTTTTTTGCATACATTAAAAAAGGAAGAACGCGACCTTCTCCGCAGAATAGTGAAGAAGGTACACCTTGCTCACCACCCAAAAGAATTTTGCACTGACCGTGAGGCTGACAAGGTTATAGCTGTTATCGGGCCAGAAGTTGTTGAGCGTATGATTAAGTTTGGCAAGGACAACAAGGTTGACCAACTTTAAATACAGGCCAGATGGTCAGATACTGAAAGACTTTATGAAGTCTGATGTATTCTTTCGTGGCCTTAGAGGGCCAGTAGGTTCTGGTAAATCTGTATGCTGTTGCGTTGAAATCTTTCGCCGCGCACTTCAACAGCAAAAAGCAGAAGATGGAAAGCGTCACAGCCGCTGGGCCATTATCCGTAATACTAACCCACAGCTTAAAACTACAACCATTAAGACATGGCTTGACTGGTTTCCAGAAGAAGAGTGGGGAAAGTTTCTTTGGTCTGTGCCATACACACACCATATTAAAAGGGCTGACATCGATCTTGAAGTTATCTTCTTGGCATTAGATAGGCCGGAAGATGTTAAAAAGTTGTTGTCGTTAGAACTTACAGGTATATGGATCAACGAGGCTAGGGAAATACCCAAGTCTATCATCGATGCCTGTACTATGCGTGTTGGTCGTTTCCCATCTATGAAGGATGGCGGCTGCACATGGACAGGTGTAATTGCAGATACTAACGCTCCAGAGGAGGATCATTGGTGGCCGATAATGTCGGGCGAAGTGCCGATACCAGATCACATACCAAAAGACGAAGCAAAAATGTTGGTAAAGCCAGACAACTGGGAGTTCTATACTCAACCAGCTGGCATGA